CTATACATTTAAAAGGCGTTACATCATGCACCCATCTGACAAAATTGTAGTTATTGGCTCTGCCCTGGCATTTCTTGCCCTGGCTTTCATCATGTGGACAACTTAAAAGGCTTAATTATGACCACCACCACCGAACTTGAACTTGAAATTGAAGCGACAACCATTGGACGAATTGAAGAGGGATGCGATGGCTCGCAGGATTACATCTTGCTAACCTGTTTAAACGATGTGTTATCGGAAGAACAAGCATACAACTGGCTTTTTCCGCAGGTTTATAGGGATACTAATCGCCCTGGGGGTTATTTCTGCCATAGAGTTGAGACAATTCAAAAGCGAGATGACCAAGTGATTTGCATCGTTCACCACCAGTTTGACAATTAAAACCAAGGCTCAAGGGGATTATGTCCCCTTCGGCCTGGGCTTTGCCTGGGGTCTCATTAACTTTTTAAAAGGCGTTCAAAATGTCAGCTTTCATCGTCACCGACACACACATTAATGCTCTGGTTCGATATGCCTCACGGCATAAAATAACTGTTGCTTATGGTAATCCAACGATGCGTTTAAACGTGTCAGCGCATGAGCAAGAGGTTGCCGAATTATTACTTGAAGAAAATTTTAAAAGTGTCAATTATCGTTATCGTGACAATGAAGTAATGACGATAACATATGACCGAGGCGCACCCATATTAACTGCAATTCAGGCAATTAAAGCGGCTCAGTGCTTGAAATATCAATCAAATGAATGCGATGATTTTGAAGAGTCCATTGCGTTTAAACTAATTGAAGCGATTATTTCGGATGCCATCCCACGGCTTGAGGGTTACGAGTCAGCAAGTTGGGCCATTGCAGATAAGGTGACAGCATGAGCAAAATAACCATAACCATTTATACCGAAAACTCCGCATTTGAAGATGACCCTTGGGGAGAAATTGCGGATATTTTGCAAACAGTGGCCCATGATGCCAGACGATATAACGAGCTTCAAGACTTTATTCGGGACAGCAATGGCAACAAATGCGGAACGATAAAACTTGAGCAAGGCGTTTAAACATGATATACGCGACCTTGGCTCTTTTGCTCCGCATCCTAACCCGCAAAAAGTAAGTCAGTAACCACTAACTAAGACCCGCCAAGTGCGGGTTTTTTCTTGCCCACTTTTAAGCCCTTCCAAGCCAAGCCATATAGGGTGCATTGGGTTGACCAAGAAAAGCCCTTCTAGGCCCCTTTTAAGCCCGTTGGCAAGCCCTTTTGTGGTCAATCATCATCTTGGTTCGGCAGTGTAGTGACAAGGCCCACATAATTCAGGTTCATTTCAGGGTCAAGCCCACAATTGTAGAAGTGGCCCGCTTGGTCAATAGCGACCTTCAGCCCTTGCGTCATGTTGCCATTCCCGATCAATTCTAGGATGGCCCTTTGTTCTGGGCTTAAATCCAGTTTAAAGTCCGTCTGGGTTCGGTTTGGGTTTATCCTGTTTGCCATTCAATTGCTCACGCCAATAAAGTGCGATTAAAAGTGCTTCGGCCCTGTTTCCATCTTTTTTTCTGGTCAACTTGGCTTCGGGCCAAAATGATCGGGCAAGGTCTAAGCTTTCGTTCTTATCGCTTGTCAGGTGGAAATACTTTTTCCATTTCTGAGGCGTTACCAAATGGAAAGGGTAATTTGTTAATTCAGCAACGGCTGAGATAACACCTACAGCCCTGCCAAACTGAAAACTACTTGCAACCCCTTGCCCTGGCATTGAATGGACTGATTCCATGCAAATCTCTGCCCCTTCCCTTGGGTCAATGCAACGCAATATCATGTTTTTGAATACGAGGGGCAATATATTTTTATCTTTATGTTCAATCATAAAAGAGTCCAAATAATCGCCATTTGAATCCAATGCACCAACTGCGCCGGATATGGAACCAGGGTCTAGCCCAAGGAAGATAGTCATTGATTAACCCTCATCTTGAGTTTTGTTTGGTTTTTAGCTGGCAATAATTCCTCCGCCATCACTTCCTTATCATCAATTACATAACTTACCCGACCAAATCGATTCATCTTTATGCGCTTGACTTCGCCAATGAACGGATGCACCTTATCGCTGAATGGGTAAACAGGCACTCTTTGACCGACCTTACAATGAATCTTTTTCCAGTCAATGTCGTGTCTCATATCAAAACTCATCACATTCACAAATAAATTGGCAGCATCGAACACAATAACCCGCATCAATCATTTGCATTCTTACCTCGTGCTTAAGAGAACAATAGTCTGCCCATTGTTTATCTGTGATATTGTCTGACGGCAAATCATAATCCAACAATTTAGCCATTGCCTCAAATAGTTCTTCATTCTGTTTGAACACCCTGGCAGACCTCTCAATCAGCTTTTTATTTCCTTCCAAAAGGTCATCAATACGCTTTTGCTGTTCTTCAATTACTCGGTTTAGTGATTCGCTCATTGTGGGCTTTCATTTGTTGAATTAAGTCCTGGGTTATCCCTATCCACAAATGGGTAGAACAACTCTCTAATTCCTTGGCCCTGTGCCATGCCTGTGCTTTCCACCCAGGTTGCTTGGCAAGGTGAACAAGCCATTCCAATGTCTCCTGATACAACCAAGGCTCTGTTGACAATGTAGAGTGGGACTGCAAGCCCTTGTTTTCGTTTGTTGAGCAAGTGGTGGGCTTCATCTTTGGTCATTTTGGTTTCCTGTCATCTTTTCTTTAAAGCCTTCATAATAATCACCACTGTTCATCAATCGGAAAATCCCATCACCATTTTCAAGGTTGGCCCTGTCCATGATGTAGTCCATGTATTCCAATTCAAGTCGAAATGATCTCATGGCGGCTTCAAATTGCTGTTCAGTCATATGAATAATAACTCCTGAGTCTTTACTGAATAACCAGCGTTATATTTTTCTGATTCGCCTTTTGGGTAAGGGTGGATTTCATAACGCAGTTGGTCTTTTAAGGTCTGTTTTTGTTTTCTGCTTCCAACAAAATAAATATATCTGTGTTTAGCACTGCGATTTATTCTATTTTCAGAATCTCCAAAATTATGCCTTGAATGCTTACCATCAAGTCCAGCCATGTCTGTTCGTTCTTTTGTTGTTCCAGTGAAAATGAAGTTTGTTGCCTGATAGACATACCCAACATGGTTCATCTCAGTGTCGGCATAAGAAACCACAATGCTTGGCTTTGGCAACATTTGCAGACTTTGACCGACAAGCATAGATGCGGCATTTTTCAGCCCATCTTCAATGCAAAGGCGGTTCAACTCCAAAACAATGTCTTTGTTTTCTGGCCCACAAACACCCATGCACAGGAAAGGACTAGCTGGCAACCCATAAGTCACGATGCCAACTAGCCTTGTGTCATACAAACCAAAAGCATGGATTATTTGAGGCATCCGCTTGGCATAGTGTTTTTTCAGAATCCAAGGTTCAGCCTCAAAAGGCTTTATGGGTAAAACCTTCATTGCCGCCTTAATTGAGCTAAACGCTCTTTGATGTGATCGGGCATAGGTGCTGCCTTGGCAATGTCTGCCTTGATCTTGGCTAGGGCAGGGTCTACAAGCGGTTTAAAGGCCATTTCAGGCACTTCTGCGCCATCCCAGCGTTGTTGGTTCAAATACACCAAAGGGGCAGGTATAAAGGCCCCATTTGCTTTCAGCCATTGCTCTGTTGTCTTCATCCAGGCTAAGTGCTTCATTATCTGGTCTGCTTGGGTATCACAGTAGGACTTGTCCCAAACCTTCTTACAAGCCGATTTAGCCCCTTTTCTGGGACTACTAGGCCAAACCTTCCAAAAGTCTTCAAACATCATTTGCCCCCACTCATCATGTATTCTTTAAAGTCTTCATAATAATCCCCACGTTCCATCAGTCTTATCAAGACATGATTGTTGCCAACAGGGTGGTGATCCTCAATGAACTCTGCATATCGGTCTTCCAACTCGTATGTGTTCATTTTGTCCTCAAACTCTTGTTCAGACATAGGTTCTCCAAGGGTGGATAGACTGAGTATCCTTCCCTCTCCAGACTTGTCAGTGTTCATTTATTGACTCCTATTAAGATTGAAAAACTAGAAAAGCCCCAAGTGCGCTTGACGGGTTGATTCGCTTATACATCTGGCCTTGTTTTCCACCGTGTACCAGATGCTTCAACAGTCGCTCAACCAACGCTGTTCGCCTTTTGCCCTTGGGTGTGTAGGGTGCGGTGTTTTCTTCCAAGCCGTCCATGCAAACGCTCTGCTATCGTGTGGAGTACGATCAAGAACGCAAAAGGCCACTTACTACTGCGTTCCAGTGCTGACCCACTGTCCCTTTCGGGGTGAACGC